CGTCCGTCGTTTGGAGGTATCAAAGGACTTGCTGCGCCTGCGATGGGTATGTCTAAACAGGCAACGCGTGCAGCATTTGCTCCGGCGGCAGCTAACGTGGGTGTTAATGTGGCTGGCTCTACAGCGGCTCAGCTTCTTGATATGTCACAGGGCGGAGAGTTCTCTGTGCCTCGATTCGCAGCGGACGTTGCGCTTGGAAGTATCTTCGCTGACCCTACTAAGCTTGGACGTAAGTTTGGATTGACGCCTTTGAAGCCTGACGTTGCTGCGCCCGAGCAAGCAATGGATCTTGGTGCGATTCGCAAAGATGCTGCTGCTGTTGAAGGAATGACTCCTAGTGAGGTTGAGATGTTTAAGACTCGACCCGAGATGGAATGGTGGAAGCAACCTGAAGCTGCGCGGATTAACGATATTGAAAAAATAGCAAAGGATATCAAGCAACGTATGCCTAAGGGTATGGCTGCTGAGTTGGCAGGCTTGCCTGAGGTTTATGAGGTCATTCAGGATCCTAAGAAGTTTCCAGATTTTCTTGCAAACTCTTTAAAGACGGCTCTCGATGCAGCTCATGAACGTGGTGTGCAGAATAAGTTCTTGAGTCCTGAAGAGCGTGCTGACATTGCTCGGATGGATGAAAGCAAAAGTGCGTTGTCTGTGCAGAAAGGTACGCCTGAGTATCGTGGCGAACAGATGGGTGCTTTGCGTGAGCGTGCAGGAGCCTTTACGCCTGAAGGCGGTAGTCGTGTGGCTCCTGAAAGCTGGACTCCTGAAGTCGCCAGACCTACTCGTGCAGCCGTAACGACTGAAGAAATCCTTGGGCGTCCGTCTGAAGCTGCTAAGGTTGATGAAGGTGTGACTCTACAAGAAGCTCTCAAGCCTACGCCTGAAGAAGTGGCGAAAGCTGAGAAGATACAAGCAGACAATGCTCGTGTTGAAGCTGAACAGAATGCGGCTGAGATTAGGAAGATGCAGGATCTTGAGGCAGCTCAGGCGTTAAGTGATGAGGCCGCTGCGCGGTTGCAGAGTTTACAGTCACGTCAGGCTGAGTTACTCAAGCTTGCTGAGCGTGCACCGTCTGTCGTTCGCAAGGGCGTTAGAGAACAAGGCGCACCAGACATCGCTCAAGCTAAGCAAGAACTCGCTGACGCGCGCGCTATTGCTGATGATCTATACTCGCGCTTGCAACGTGCTGGCGGCGAAGGCTTGCTCAATCAGGCTGACCTCGACGCAGCTACAAAGCTTGCGGCTCAGCGCGGCTTGAGGATCGTACCTGCCACGCCCGAGCAACAAGCTAAAGGTATTCGCGGCGCATACGTCGTCAATGAAAATGGCGAGCGTGTTATCTACATCAATCCTTTGGCGGCCACAGCCGACACTGCGATCCATGAAATTGGTCACGATGTGTTTAAGACATCTCCCAATGAACGGATGAGTCGTTCGCTAATGGATACTGCTGAGGGTTCTCAAGCTTATCAACGCGAGTACGAAGCTCGTTTGGCTGCACGGGATAAGAATGGTAATCCTGTTCACACTGAACAACAGGCGAGAGACATTGCACTCGAAGAAGGTCTCGTTCAGGCATTCGGTGAAGCTTATCCTAACGTCAAGCCGGGTGAGATTCGTCAGTGGTTTAATGCGCTGAAGTCTTCTGTAAAGAGTATGGTTGGGATGAAGCTTTCTCCTGAAGATGCGCTGGCTTGGATGCACTATGCTACGACTGAGGCTGTGCCTTGGAAGGGTGTTGCGGCGGTGAAGACTGGTGATGTTGGAGAAGAAAGGATGCAGCGTGCTCTTGAAAATGACGCTGCTTATCTCCGCGCAGTTGAAGCTGGTGACATGGAGACGGCCCAGCGCATGGTTAATGAGGCGGCAAAGGTGGCAGGATATAACGAAGGTCCTCTTTATCATGTGGGCCAATCATCGTGGACCGAAGCTGATCGTCCGGTATATACACAAGACTCTAAAGAACTTGCTGACAAATTCTTGAAGAGTTTGCGACGTGATTATCCTGAAGCTCAGGCTATGAAGCTATACGCACAGATGGAAAATCCTGCTCTGCAAGGCCGTGACATAGAAAGGTCGTCATTCCTAACTAGCAGTGAGTTAGGTAAAGAACAACTATCTGAGGCTATGGGTAAGGGTTTTGATTCTGTAAAAGGTTACTATGCAGGTTTAGGTGTACCAGAATATCTTACAACTAAACCAAATCAGATTAAACTTGCAGATCCAGTTACTCGTGATAATGCTGGCAACGTCATTCCATTGTCGGAACGGTTTAACAAACAGAGTAAAGACATCCGATATCAACGCAGCGTACTTGAAAAGATTCAGACACCGTCAGAGATAGACGCTTTGATTAAACAAGGCGGACCGTTTGAGCGCGTCGGCAGCACGATCCGTGATGCGTCTAACACTCGCGACTATAAGCAAGGTGAGTGGTCGAGCAAGTATTCTCTTGCTGCTAAGTTGCAACCGGAAGATCAAGTGCGTTTGTTTAATCACTTAGCGCAGGAGTTTGATGCTGGCGTTAGGTCAAACCCGGCGACTGAACTCAAGCCTGCCTACGATCAACTCCGTAACGAGTATCTCCCAGCAATCGTTAACGACTATAACGCGCAGGGCTTTACTGTGCGAGACACTGCGGGTCAACGTGCGCGTGGCACTAACCCGACATACATTCCGTTGCACGCTATCGCCGATGACGTGAAGGCTATCCTTACCACAAAGCAAGGATCGCCTGAGTATACAAAGCTTGAGAATGATTTCAAGCAATGGAACACGCAGCTTCGTCAGGCCGACGGTGCTACTCTACAAGAAGCTCAGCGCTACGCAAATGATAAGTTTGAAGAAAAGATACAGATCACTGCGAAGACACCGGGCATCGAAAGCGGCATTCCGTTCTCTGGTGCGCGTAAGCCTGAAGGTTATCCGCTGCCGCCTACTTGGCGCAGTGATGATCTAATCGGTAACCTTGACAACTATACAAAGCGGTCGGCCACAGACTTTGCTTATCAGAAACACGTTGAGAGTTCGCCTGAGGCGATGGCTGCGTTGGGCGCAAAGACGATGGTGAATAACCAACCGATCCCGGCAAATATTCTTGCGTCTGTTACACCAGTTATCAACAACGATAGTGTCCAGTCTGTTCTGCGTGAGTATCGCGGCACACCGGCCCAGAAGAACGATGGTATGTTGGCTGGAATTGGACGCTCAGTTAGCGCGGCTACGATCGGACCTATCTCAAAGGTAGGTGACATTGGAACCTCCTTGATTAAGGGCTTGGTTTATATGCCCGCTGGCGAATACACGTCGGGCTTAGTTGACTTCACTAATCGGCTTGGAGATTGGGCGGCATTGAAAGAACGCTCTTATGCGTCGGGTCTGAACAAAAGAGATGCTGCGCAGAATATGCGTCAAGTTCTAGGAATCGCTGATGATTCTGTGGGCTTTATGGATAAGGTTGCGCGTGTGATCTCAAAGGGCACTGGGCTTAATCAGTTGGAGTCTGTAGCGCGTACGGTTGCACAGGCTTGGGGCGAGACTGTTGTGAAATACAACAAGACTCTTGCGCTTGGCGGAGATAAGAGTGCGCTGCAGATGCTGGATACGATGAGTCCTGACTGGCGTACGCGTTCGGATGCTGATCTCGCTGCGCAAGTTGGGCGTTTGTTGCAGGGTTCTTATGACATGAGACAACTTCCCGCCTCTGTTCTTGAGGGCGCAGCGGCTCCTTATCTGACATGGAGTAAGTGGAGCATTGGACAGTATGATTCGTTTGTCAAGTATGCTATACAGCCTGCAATGCAGGGCAACGTCAAGCCTTTGATTGGGCAGATGCTGATCGGTGTGCTTGGTGGCGGCGCTGTTGGGGCTGTGCAGGAATGGTTGAACAATCGAGAAGGTCGCGACGTGAATTGGAACGAGCTTGAAAGCTGGATGCAGCAGAATCAAGGACAGCTTGGGGCTGATGGCGGACAGCTTCTTGCGCAGAAACTCTTGACGATGGCGCAAAAGCTAGGCACGTTTGGATTCGCAGGAGACATTGTAAAGATGTCGCTTGATGCAGCGTCTGGTGGTAGTGCGCAGGGCGTGGCAACGATGCCTGCGCTGGATGCGATCTATGACGTAAGCAAGCGGGCAGCAGCTGCAGCTAAAGCATTGGATGATGGTGAAGACTTCGGCTTGGTCATGCAAGCTTTGCTTAAAGATTCAGTAGTTGGTCATATGCAGGTTGCTCGCGTGGCGCGGAATTGGTTGGATGAAGATGAGAACATGCGCTATGATGATCGCCGTCGTCGTCGGTTGTATGACGAGTTGATTGGTGCGCCGAGTAAGGGTGGTGCGTTTGCTGTGAACTACAGCAATTTAGCTGAGAGAGATTTTGAACGGGGTTCTGTCACAGAGGATACCGGCGAAGAGGCATTTGAGTTAGTGTCGCGTGCAAGAGCAGAAGCAACATCACCAGAAGATTATGCGAGCCGGATTAGAAAGTTGAAGACTTCTCAAAACCAAATCATGCCTTCGCTAGAAAGACAGCCTATGAAAGCCGCAAGATATCTAGGCTTTGTCGAAGGCGCGGAGCCAGGAAAAGGAAGTGAGACGCTGAAGCGATACTATACAAGACAGAATGAAGATAAGTATCGCAAGAGTTTGATAGAAGGAATGTCTGGGATACGATAAATTAAGACAACAAAAAAACCCGCTCTGCTTATCACAGGGCGGGTTTTCTTTTCGTTTGTTATTCACTATCTAACTTCTTCATCACTATCCCACCGCCACAGGCCGCATAGCCCGCGAGATCGTGCCAGTTCTCAAGGTTGTCTATGTTGTTGATAAGGCGCGAGACTTTGAACAAGCACATCATCGCGGCCACATCCTTCGATTCGATAGGCCCGTTGAGATATGAACTCCACAAAGCTGCGATCACTTTGAAGTTATCTTCGGCATCGCCGTGCGTCACGTTGCGATCTCTACACACCAAGCCTTCTACGACCTTGAGAAACTCTTGGCGGCGTTCTACGTTACTCCTTTCACTTTGCGACATATTGTTCAACTCCTTCTAGTCTGATTAGTTTGATACGATCCATCGTGACTAGATCATCTAGCACACGGCGGAGTTCGTCGGGTGTCTTCAGTGCCTGATAGAACCTGACAAAAATTGATTTCTTGGTTGTGCCTTGCGTTGTCTTGATGTAACGCCAGATATCTTCTGAGATCTTTGCGCTCTCATTGCGCCCCATGCCGACGAAGGGAATGTGCATATCCTTTTCAAGACGTGCAAGATGGGCTGTGGCTTCTTCGGTATCTTCGCGTGTGATGATCATGTCCGTCGTGCGGGCAAAGTGTACGGCGAACAAGATCTTCTGATGATGGAGATTCTTGCGGCCATAATACTCATCAAGCATCGGATGCTTGTTCGTGTGGACTGAGGAAGGGTTAACTTCGAAGTGTTCGTGGATGTATTCTTTGGCCTCGTCGTTTAGAATGACAGGTCCATAGAGCTTGTTGAGTTCCCGAATGTAAGACTGCAGGCGAGCTTTCGCGGCCTTCTGTTCCTCCGAAAGCGGAGGAATGGAATATAGATGGAAACGCTTTTCGATCCCATAGACGATAATCGTACGAGCCATAAAGCCGTCAGAGAGAATGTCTTGATTCTGTAGACTCTGAAACTTGCCGAGCGTCGTGTTGCCCAGCAGGCTGATACACATATTTGTGCAGAAGTCTGTATCGCTGTGCTTAAGTTTGCGGACGTACTTCTTTCCACCGTTATAAGCTTCGAGAAGAAAGTCGGAGAGTTGTTCTGCATTTTTCTTAAAGATAGATGTTAGCTCGTCGAGGATAAAGACGAGAGAGCTGTGATGATAGGCTTTTCTGCGATTTTGTTCATCAACATAACGATGGAGATAGGCGACCTTTGAAGTCTCCATTGTGAATTGCTCAAAGGTCGTGCTGTTGGGCGCGATATAGATAAGAGGCTGTCGTGAGCCTCCGCGTGTGGACTCTGCGTCCTCGCCGAGAAGATCGGCCGCGAGATCGTTCTCGGGCGACTTGATGTCGGCGGGGATTTCGAGTAGGTCTTTCATCGGGGTCGTAATGAGCGACTTGCCCGCCGAAGCAGGTCCGATGAAAGCGATGTATTGATTGGGAAATACTGCGTGAAAGTCTAAGTCTCCAAACCAAACGCGCCTTTGAAGGGCGGCACCGATCATGAAATAGAATGCAGCGTCGACAAAAGGCTGCGGGCTTTGTACGTCCTTTGTGTACAAACACCAGTCTTCATATAGGCTCATGTAAGTAAGCGAGTCTCACAGAGTTCTTGCGGATTTGTAGTGTGGTTATTACGTCGAAACCTTCTAGCTTTTCAAAGTTCGGATCGAACTCGCTGGGCAGGTGAGTCTCGTGTACAATAACGACCGAGGGCGGCGGCAGGTTAGGCGGCCACTCTTTGATCTTCTCGCGGATCGCATTCACGATCTGAGTTATTCGGTCGTTCGTCTGGCGCATAAATCGGAGGGAGCTTTTATTGGGCCACTGTTAAGGTAAGTCTCTCATGCCTTGTGGATTATCTTTTGAGAACTTACCCCAGTTCTTTCCGGCTTGGGCTTCTGATTTCATGGTGAAGTTCATTCCATCTCGGCCGGTGAGAGATATTGCGAGGCATTCCTGCATGTGCTTCGCTGTTGTGCCGATATCATTATCGAGTACCAACGCCAGAAAAGAGTCATGTTTATTGTTAATCGCCGGTAGCGTATTGCTTGGGCGTTCTCTGTTATACCGATTAATCGCGGCGTGAGTGATACAGCCCACGGTGGATTGAGGAATCCATGAGATGCCTTCCCTGATATAAGAGTCAGTAATAGTTCTCTCGAACCGACGCGGATAGTTAAATAGATTCCGGAGCTCACGTTTAGCTCTAATGTTAAATTCAATTTCATCTTGCCATTCTATGATTTCGGGGAACAGTGATGCGAAGAAGCCGAGGAATGTTTTACATTCAGCAAGGCTGAGGGTAAGAGTACCGTGACTTTGTTTGAGTGTTTGAAGCTGGAAGGTCCGCTCACGCATCCTATAAGAAGAAGCATGGCAGACCATCTTGCCGATCTTGTATTCCTTGTCTGAAGATTTGATTGCCTTATCGAGAGGCTTCCAGTCGGGCTCTTGTCTTAGCTCGCTAGGTGATAGGGATTTCCAATAGCTTGGACTTTTCCCGGCGAGAGGCCAGATGTTTTGCATACTCTCGCAGAAGATATGAAGAGCGATGAAGGTATGAGGCTTGATGCCCACGCTGAAGAGCTCTCGGTATTTGCCGGGGCGTGTGAGATAGGCGACGACGAGAGCCTCTGCGCCGCTCTGGTCGCACTGGACGAAGCTCATGCCCGGCGGTGCGATATAGATATCGAGAGCTTCTTTGTCAGGGTTCTGCAGATTTGCTCCGTAGTTGCCTAGGAATTGGCCAGAGGCGAGGCGGAAGCTTCCAGTCCCGGCGACCTTGAGAGAAGTCAGACAGTGTATGTGTGGAGTGGGCATAGGTTATTCACAGTAATAAATCTCTTTAGAGACTTTCAGATCCGATGGCCAGTCCATAGCTTTGTGAAAGCTGTCGTCTAGGATCATGACTTTGTTCGTGGGCTGGGCCGTGATGCGTCCATTGTCGAGCTTGATAAAGAGGAACTCTTTGCTCTGCTCTGGATCGTCACTGAAGCCATCGTCAAAGGGCGCGGCTGTGAAGAGATAGTCGCCGGGATAATAGTCACCATCGCAATTAGCCATACAACGCTGGCTGCGAAGATAAGTGTACTCAATGGTCTCGAAGTTCCAACCATAGCAATCCCAGCGTTGAGATCGTTTAAGCGGCCATTCGCTGGGGCGTATATCAGATCCAAAGTATAGCGCATGGAGCGGAAGATTGCGATAGATTGCGCCGTTCTCCAACAATACATGACAGCCCCATGCGCGGCCGGGCGTTGACGTTATGGCGAACCATATCGCAGGCATATAGCCTTGCGGATGTTTGTGCGTGAAGGCTGTGTCTACGTTTAGGTAGAGATGCTTGGGTAGGTTTTGTGTGAACATATTTTTATAGATTCTCGCGCCATCCAATAAACGACGCATTGAACGGGCGACCGTCGTCTGTGAGGTTGAGGTACTTGATCGTTGCTTTCTTTTGGAAGTGATAGTTAGGTGCGATATACTCTTCGCGTTCTTCGTCGGTGAAGCCAGTGCCCACTTCGAAGCTTACGCCTCTGTTGGTGATGAACTTAAGTGCGCCAAGCTTACCTTTGCATTTACCTTCCGTCGAGACGACGCGCCCAATGCATTCGAACTCGTCGTCGAGAAATGCCTTGCGCTTCTGCAGGTTCATCGTCGGGCGTTCCTTCTCGCCCTGTGGCATATAAGAACCGAAGACGCTCTTGAGCATCTGGCCTTCATAGTTGAGGGCGAGATACTTTTCATAGGCCTTGTCGAGATCAATGCGCGACTTGCAGATTTCCCAGTCTACGAGATACATTCCGGCCGATAAGTAATCGTCGCGGAGAATCTTGTCTAGCATAAGCATACGCGTCATGGCGTTGAACTTAGGCTCTACGATGTCGAATGCGTTGAAGGTTATCTTTTGAGCTTTAGGGCCGGGATGTATGCGAGTGACGGCCACTGCGCTATTGATAGCCTGAAGGCTCATGCCGTGACAATACAACTCGCCGTCGATGATGTAGTCTGTCTTTGGCGGAACGATATAGGATAGCACGGAATCATTCCACCGCTTGCCATCGCGCGAATAAAAGCCTTGGCCGGGAAGATACATACATCTTAGGCCGTTAAGCTTTGGCATTGAGATCACGTGGCCAAACTTGCTCTCGTCGTATATGGCAGCGCGCATGAAGGAGGCTGCGATTGATTCATCTTTTATTTTAATGTCTTGCATTTTGTTCCTAAGTTAATATTCCCAAATCCACTGTTGAAATCCTAGCATACCCTTAAGCTTCACCATACGACGCATCTCGAAGATCACGTCAATGGCTACGTTCTTAGGGTGTTTGATCTTGATCTTATACAAAGCATCCCCGGCGACAGAGGGTGCGCCTTTGTCTGTTGTCTTCTCCGGTTTATATCTTAGCTGCTGATGGAGATACTTAACGACCTGATCGGGACTGCCGGGATTGAGGTCGAAGCCGACGAGGATCTTGAGGACCCTGTTAAGTTGCTTATAGCGTTCTTCACAGCGTCTGACTATATATCCTCTTTTAACGGGATCGAAGTGCATTCCGTGGAGGGACATGAAGGCGTAGTCTGCAAGGGATCGACTAGCTTGATCGACAGAGTCTTGAAGTCCACGGTCCCTTGAGATGAGGTCAATCTGACCGTAGTAAATCTCTCGGAGGACAATAACGTCTTTAACATTGTAAGCGCGGAGCTGCTCAAATTGTGCTCGATTGCGAGGATCAAAGTTCCCTGCTTCATCTTTGTGGAAGGGTCGGTTAGAAAAAAGCGTTGCTTGATGGGCCAGAGACTTTTCAGCTTCCGGAAAGATTCTGTGGCCTGCGACCATGGTGTCATAGATATCATGGCCGAAAGGAATCTTGTAGAAGGCGGCGAGAAAGCATAGGTCAAAGAGGGCGTTGTGTATGACGACTCTGCGTTTCTTTAGCTCTCTTATGAACCGTGCAAAGAATACCACACCGACATTGAGATTGCCACCCCAATCGTACACAGGAACAGAGTAAACAGGACTCTCTCCACACGCGATGGCCAAGCAGGTAAGGGTGTTGGTCTTGGGGTGAGTCTCAATGTCGAAGAAGATCGGACCTTCGTGGTCGAAGACACTTGTGCATTGGTCTGCTCGCTGGCAGTTGTAGACTTGGGGTTCAGGTTGAACTTTTTGCGGGTCATAAGTTAGGAGTTTCTTGATGTCTTGTGCGAACCAGAAAGAGTAGTTACTGCGCTTCGTTGGGCTTGTGCTTTTGCCGTCGTCTTTGTCGAGAGCATCTTCATTGTCATTGTCTCCATCCAAAGCATCTTCCATAGCCCATGCGTCAACACAGTCTTGTGGCCAATAGGTTACGATGTATTGGGTTTTGTTGGCTGAGGTATAGACTACGCCGCGAAAAGCGTCTAGGCTTTTATCTTTGGCGAGCGGCAGATAATCTAGGGCTTTAGCTCCAGCAAAGATGATCTTCTTGATTCCGCTGGGCTTGTTAGAGTTCTTGAAGAAGTCGTCTGCAAAGGTTACAAAAATAGCAGATGGATTATCCAAGTCAAGATTATGATGAGCCAACACAGCACGAACAAAATCTCCGGCGGGTCCGAGAAGGATGCCGTTGTTTTCTTTATCAAATCGCGAAGGTCCATGGAGTACGAGGGCTATCATTAGGTGGTTAATTTAAGAGAAAATAAAAGGCAGACTTTATCCGGTCTGCCAGCGGTGCGATATGTCTAACGTAGTGGTAAGGTGTTCAATGAAGGGAGTTCACAAAATCCCAGGTCGCAGGTTCTCTCTGCGCTCTATTCCTTACCACAAAATCAAACCTCTTAGAAAGTCTCGCGGTCTCTCTAAGAGGCGCATGTCTACTCGATAGTAACCATTCTATCTGATAGACTTAAAATGCAGACAGGAGAGAGGCAACGCCTTTGACCTGCGAGAAATCAAACTGAGTGTTGTATCGCTTGATGATAGCCTCACCGTTCTCGTCGCGCTTGGCGAACTTGAGATCGCGCGAGTTAGAGGGATCGTCGCTGACATACTCGGGCTGCGACTGAACGAGCATATTGAAGGCGTGACCTTGCAGCGAAGACAGAACCTCAGCCACATCTACGTCGTTGTAATCTTCGGGGAGATTGTCATACAGACCGACAACCTGCAGCGGCGCGGCAAGAAGCTCAAGCGCAGAGTCCACGCCGTTCTTGTTCTCTAGCATGATGTACATATTGCCCTTCGAACCGAGGGTCTTATAGGTTGTACCGTTGGCGATAGCAGTCTCGGGCGCAACGATCTCGCACTCACAGACAACCATCTTGAATCCCTTACCGCTCTGGCGGGTCTCGGTGCGGTGGACAAGAACCTTGTACACGTTGGCGGGGATGAATCCGATCTTGACTTCAGTACCTTTTTTCATTTTAGTTTTGTTTGTTTGTTTGTTAATCTAACACCGACAAATGGGGAGGAGCTTTCTGTGGGCCAAATTCTTAAGCTCTGTTTTTGAGGACGTGATCAATCGTTACTTCGATCATCTTATCTGTAGCATACTCAAAGTCATACTCTCTAAGGAGATGAGTAGCGTTCGGAATAAGACCTTCGTAGTTATTGATGTCGAAGCTATAGACATAACCGATAACGCTACCGTCAGAGTTCTGTTTGACTTTAAGAATCACTCGGATCTCGGCTTCTTTTTCGGGATATATTTTATTGGGTTCAATTTGTTCGCTCATAATTTTAGGGCTTCAGAAGTTCTACTGCTACTTTGTTCAACGCCTTGACTACGCAATTCTCCATGGGATTAGGCAAGCCCCAGAAGATAGGAGTCTTCGCGGTGGTCACGCCGTCGGTCTGCGTGGCGAAGAAGTATTGAATGGTATCGCTGCCCTTTTCTTTCTTTGCATAGACAGACCACACGGCGAGGCACTCAGACTCGATGCCTTTGTTTGCCCACTCTTTACCTTGGACATAGAGACGGCGGCGAGTTGTCATGCTGCCGTCGAGACCTTGGATTGGGACAATTTCCTCTAACCCAGTGATGATGACGGTTTTATCCAGCGACTTGAGGTTAGTACACAACGCTTGAATGCCATCGTTGTAGTTCTTCCAGATGTCAAAGCCCTTATAAATCATTTCGCACTTGACCTGAAGCTGGTCGATGGCTGCGGTGATAGAGTCGATCACGACGAGATCTTTCGTAGTGTCTTTCTTCAGCTTGTTCAGCTCGACCGTGAGCTTATCATAGCTGTCGATCGGAACGACTAGCTTGTCGTCGCGCACACGAAAGGGCATACCTTTTCGCTCGGCATCGAAGATAACTGTGCGCGCGGGATCTACGTTGCGGAAGGATGTAGACTTGCCGCAGCCACTCGGACCCACGAGGGCGATTAGGGTTCGTGGCCATTTAGGATTTTGTTTTTCTACAGGGATTGTTTCCATATGTTTTAGTTTTTACCAAGCCAGAGGTTCATACTTAGTTATAGAACACTCCGACAAAAAGAGTTCAAGCTGCACGGCGTTCTGTGCAAAGCAGATACGCTTGAAGGGACAGCTCGGGCAGGCATTGCAAGCCTTGCCGCTAGGCGGCGGGAGCTTATCGTGGGCCAAGGCTTCGTTGATGTCGTTGGAGAATGTGTCGATCTTATCTTTAACCTCAACTCCGAACTCTGTGAGTTGCTCCTCAGTGAAGCTCCAGTCTGGGCCAAGCCTCCACGCTGGGGCTGGCAGAGAGATCTGTACGATCAACGTGCGGATCACCATGCGGCGATACCATGCAGAGTTTGCATAGTTGATATCGTCGCGGAAGATATCATAGGCAAACTTGTTGAAGATATAGTAGTAGAAAGAAAACTGCGTGTCGCCTTCGTAGCCCGCGACTGCGTCCTTGAATGCGTACTTGCGTGTGGTCTTATAGTCTGTGATCTGAACGATCCCGGCGGGCGTTGCAGATAGCACATCTACTGTGCCCATGTATGCGAAGCCCGGCCGGTCGACGACTGGGATGTTGAAGTGAAACTCAGCCCCTCGATTGTCTCCGAACTTTAGCGGCTGTGGGAGAGAAGACAAAGGCGCAGCGGTTAGGGCTTTGCGAATCTGATCTTGATCTTTTACTGGGAGGTTCTTCTCCTTTGCCGCTTTGAACGCCTCCATACAGGCATCTTGCCACTTCTCTCCGCTGCGATCAAAGGCTATGTTCTCTGCGAACTTGTGAATGATCTTGCCGACGGTGAGTGCAGTGATGTCTTCGGTGGGCTTGAGGCCGAGGAAGACTGTGAAGAACCAACGGCGCGGACACGCTGAGATCTTTAGCCCCGATGCGTTGATTGGGATGACAGAGGGAATGCCTTCGTTCGGCAGATCTTTATAGGATAGTTTCATGATTTCTTAAACTTGAAGTTCTGAGTTTGATTGATGATGGCTTGAACGTCTATGCCTTTTAGCAGAGGATCGTTGAGCAGGGAAGCGAGATCGGTGCCGGTCGGGCGTGTATGGGGAAAGTGCTGAAGGAGAAAGCGTTCGAGTTCTTTGTCTGTCATCTCTTCGACTGGCTTAGGTAGGCCGAGAAGAAGATCGAGTTCGTTGAGCTGGTTGTTGTTGTTTGTTGTCATAGAACAATACAACAGAGTTTCTTGTGCACGATTCCAGAATCTCTCATGTCATTGAACGCTTCTTCCGGTGTGTAGTGTAACATGGTCGAGAACCATGCGCCGTTGAAGCTGTATTGATAGGCATAGAAGTAATGCTTCTTTGGTGGGGCTTGCTCTAGCTTTTCGACGGTGGCGTGTGTGACATTATCACTGGTGGTTTCTATAGTCTTCATATAGGTTTGTAAATCTGTCCGCTCTTTGTCTGATAGTGCTTGGGAGTTTAGCAAGAGTGTAATCTCTGCGGGCGTAAGCCTTAAGTCCAATATTCCACGCGGCGTAAACATCTCGCGGGTTTGGATGCTTGGTGCCTTGGGCGAGGCAGAGCTTGAGTTCAAGCCAGCATAGATGCGCCTTAGCGCAGCGCCTCGCTTCTGCTGGAACATGGCGCATATCTTTCTCGTCAGGGAAATGCTGTCGCCAGACGGCGCGTTTGATTTGATATCGTGAGAGTTCACCGTGTCGGCCTTTGGCTTTGTCGTTGTCGTTGCTTTCGATTTGGCTGATCGCCCTTAATTTAGCATCGAAGTCTTGATGCAGCGCAATGAGTGTTGTTTCCGTGGCGAAGATTGTTATGGCTAGCATGAGAGGTTTCATAGCGGTGGCCAGAAGTAAGGTAGATTGTCTGGTATGTTTGGAAAGTGTGGTCTGTAGTAGTCTGCTTTCTTGCGGATCAGATTACTCTGATGCGTCTTGTGTAGATAACAGCCGAGCCAATGTGGCTGGATGATGTAAGGATATGTGAGAATCTCTTTCTCGAAATGCGGGAGTAAGTTATCAACGTAGCCACGGCGGCGAGCTTCTTGACAGATCTTGATAGAGTAAAGACACAACCAAGCTTGATAGTCTTTGACCATGCGCACGGCGGGATGACTGCGCCAGCCAGTTGACTTGCCTTGTAGGGTGTTGAGAATTTGATAGCTCTCGACCCTTTGTTTCATGAGCCGCTGTGTGTCTAGCACGCGGGCAGACTGTTCGATGTCTGCGTAGGGTAGGAAGATTTGCACTGTGTTGTTTGATGGTTTACTCTAGACCCTTCAACATCTCCTCACTCATCTTCATCACGATAAGTTCGGTGGGCGTTGTCTCGATCAGGATAGTGTTGTCTTGTAGCGCAAGCTGTCTGGCGTATTTCTCTGCGCTGCTGGTGTAGTTTTGCCAGCTTGCCTGCGATCCAATCTCTCCGCTGTTCATGAACTCTGCGATCTGATCGCGGAAGATCTCTTCGTTGAATGTAAAGGGATCTTCGTCGCTGCCGCCCATCAGCGGAGTCATTGCATCGAGGATATTATCCACAGGCTCGACGAGTTCGATGATGAGGTTGACTTTGCGCACTGAGATCTGGACTTTCTCGGAGAGCTCAGACACGAGAGGGATATCGTCTTCGTGGATTTGGCCGCGAAGAATCCCTGCGCCCTTGTCTACGAGGAATGCTTTGCCCTGTGACAGGCGAGCACGTACAGTTTGAGGCTGTTGTCTTAGCGTGAGTGTGTTGATCGTAGCTTTTTTGCTGGGGATCTTACTCAACTTTACGACCATCTGCGCGAACTGAATCGCGTGCTTTAGATCATAGTATGGCCAGCCTTGCTTGCGCTCGGTCTTGTTGAGTAGATGGTCGGCTTGCTTCATCAAGTCGACTGGGTCGTGTTGGGGTGGTGGATTTGTTGGGGTAAATATGTTCATTTTGTTTTGTTGTTCCATTCTTCTATTGCTTCTTGCGTGCGTCTGATAACACTTGCTTCGCCAGCCGCAACTGTTCCGATACGAGATGCACAATCACGGAGTTCGTTGCCTGCTTCTATAAGACTATTGATCTTCTTATTCAGCTCATCGACTGTGTTTAGTTCGCGTTCAATGGTGCGAGCGAACTCCGATGGAACTGCGGCATTACGCAGCGAATCACCAGCTAGTATTTCAAATCGAGTGCATGGTTTGCCGTTGATCTGTTCGTCTGTTCTCGGGGTGTCGCTCACGGCTTGGCCTCCTTCCATTTGGACCTTTTGGCTTTGCGAAAAGAAACGTAGAACTGAACCCATTCAGGCGTATCTTTCAGCCTGAATCCATTCACGTTCCATCGCTCGCTGCGAGCGCCTTCGACGATTTCCATCAGCGCATCCCCCGCCTCCTCCATCCGCTTGATGCGGGCCTTTGCTTCGTTCAACTCGTACTCCATCCGAGTGCATTCTTCCGCCATTGCCATGTGACGGCAGACATCTTTTAGACGGGCTGCGTCAGTCCT